TCGGCGGCGACGGCAAGGCGCTCTGCGCGACGGACCACCCGACCCTCACCGGTCCGGACCTTCGCAACGAGCTCGCCGTCTCGGCGGATCTGAGCGAGACCTCGCTGGAGCAGGCGCTGATCGACATCGCCGCCTTCACCGACGAGCGTGGCCTCAAGATCGCGGTGCAGGGCCTCAAGCTGATCCTCCCGAAGGAGCTCATGTTCACCGCTGATCGCATCATGAAGTCCACCCTCCGTGTCGGCACGGCGGACAACGACATCAACGCGATCAAGAACATGGGCATGATCCCGCAGGGCTACACCGTCAACCACTTCCTGACCGATCCGGACGCCTGGTTCATCAAGACCGACGCCCCGAACGGCTTGAAGATGTTCCAGCGCGTGGCCATGAAGACCGGCTTCGACGGCGACTTCGAAACCGGCAACGTGCGGTACAAGGCTCGGGAGCGCTACAGCTTCGGCTTTAGCGACCCCCGCGGCCTGTTCGGCTCGCCTGGCGCTTGATCCAAGCGGATGCAGAAGGGGGCCGCAAGGCCCCCTTCTCGCATCACCTGACTTTTCTGGGGAAAACCGGTGCGTCTGACAGACCCAGCTGACGACATGCAGACAGCCGCACCTATCTCGCATGTGAGGTAAATTCGATGGGCGTTACTCATTTTTCGGGCCCGGTCCAGTACTCTGGCAAGGGCGCTACGGGCGAGTGGGGTGCTGATCTTCCGATCGGCGTCGATCTCGACGTTTTCTCTCTCCTGGACGATTTCACGGGTGTCGCGCTTGACACCACCAACGACTGGACCGTGGTCAAGGACACGGGCGCGGTTGCTGGCATCGGCGCGGACATCGTGGGCGGCGTCCTCGACCTGACCTCGACCGCGACCACGGACAACGATGGCGCGTCGGTGCAGGGCAACGAGATCTTCCTGCCGGCGGTCGGCAAGGTGATCTGGTTCGAAACCGAGCTCCAATGCACCGATGCGGACCAGACCGACATCTGCGCCGGGCTCACCATCAACTTCGCCACGAACCCCGAGGCCATGCTGACGGCCACGGATCGGATCGTGTTCCAGGTGGACGACGGCAACGCCTCCATCCTGTGCAAGACCGAGGTGGGTGGTGTCGAGACCTCGACGGACTCGGGCGTTGACCTGGTGGACAACACCTACGTCATCCTCGGCTTCCGAGTGCAGGGCACGGGTCTGGTGGACTTCTACGTCAACCGCAACTGGGTGGCGTCCCACACGACCAACATCCCGGTGACCGAGCTTGCCGTGGCCGCGATGTCGCTTTCGGGCGACGCTCTCGGCACCCGTCGCACTCGCATCGACTATCTGTTCGCTGCCGGCACGCGCTGACGGCACACCTAACGGCTAGGACGCTCTTCGGGGCGTCCTAGCCCTAACAGAGGGCGATAGCATGAGCTTTGCAAGCGACGTACAGGCAAAAACCGTCACCGCGACTGGTGACGCGGTGAATGGTCGCACCCGTGTGCAGGGGGTCTATTACACCTGCGGAGCAACGGCATCCATCGTCACGTTGCGCACCGGCGGCGCAGCGGGAACCGTGATCCTTCAACTTCGGACCCCGGCGGCTGCCGGTGCGTACGATCTGATCATCCCCGATGGCGGCGTCCTGTTCACCGATGGTGTGCACGTCACCTTCGCTGACGCGAACGTGTTGAGCACCACGGTGCTCTTCGTTGGCGGAGCGGCCGCGTAATGGCCCGGCGTGGCATGGGCATCGCTACTTCGGTCAAGAGCGGGAACTTCCGCTCAACGAAGTCTGGTGCTGGCATGACACGCAAGGGTGTCGCGGCCTATCGACGCGCAAATCCCGGCAGCAAGCTCCAGACAGCGGTCACCGAAGACGCCCCCAGTCCGGCCAGAGCAGAGCGGCGCAGGCGTTACTGTGCGCGGTCCGCGGGCCAGATGAAGGACTTCCCGGATGCTGCCAAGGACCCGAACAGCCGGCTCCGACAGGCCCGCAAGAGATGGAAGTGTTGAGCCATGGAGATGATGATCTGGAACATCGTGCTGACGACCATCGTCGCGCTGATGGGATTTCTTTTGAAGGGTAAGTTTGACGAGCTGGAGCGCCTCGGCATCCTGCTCAATCGGACGCGGGAGGAGGTGGCACGTGAGCACGTCACCCGCAAGGAAGTCGATGACCGGATTGAGAAGATGGTCGGGCACATCGACCTACGCTTCAACCGGTTGGAGACGAAACTGGACGATCTACGCAAGGGGAACTGATCCATGAAGAGCAAGATGAAGATGGCCAAGAAGGGCGGCAAGGCGATGCCGGCGTTCCTCCTTGGCTCCAAGAAGGGCGGCAAGGCCGACAAGGCTGGTCGCGCGATGAAGAGCGGTGGTGCGGACAAGATGGGCCGCGCCATGAAGGGCTACTGACATGGCCGGCCGTGGCATGGGCTGTGCCGTCAAGGGCGGCGGTGCAGCGGGTGGCAAGGGCAACCGCGTGATCTCCAAGACCCAGCGCGGCACCGGCCCCCTGATGATGAACAAGGGCGGCGCTGTGTCCTCTGCCAAGTCGGAGAAGGACAAGACGCGGCGCCCGAGTCCTCCTCCGGCGGCTCCGGCAGCGCCGGCGAAGGGCCCGGTTGCTCCCCGTCGTTCTCCGCAGCAGATCCGCGATCGCAAGGTCTATGACGAGGCCCAGCGCGCGCGTGAGCAGGCGGAGAAGGACCGGCAGAGCCGAGAAGCCTACGAACGTATCCAGGGCAAGAGCGTCTCGGGCATGAAGAAGGGCGGCATGGTCAAGAAGGGCGGCGTTCGCAAGATGCGCTACGGCGGGTCCTGCGACAAGTAAGCCATGCCTACTTCGAACACCACGGACTTCAACCTCTCCATCGACGACATCGTGGAAGAGGCCTTTGAGCGGTGCGGCATGCGGCCGACAGCCGGCTATCAGCTGTCGTCCGCCCGTCGCTCCCTCAACCTGGTGTTCCTGGACTGGGCCAACCGCGGCCTCAACCTCTGGACGATCGAACAGGCGAGCTACAGCCTGACGCAGGGCATGGAGCAGTTCTCGCTGCCCACGGACACGGTGAACGTGCTGAGTGCCGTGATCCGTCAGCCGTCGCAGGGCGTCAACTCCGACGTGTCGATCGAACGGATCAGCCGTGAAGACTACTTGGCGCTTCCTGACAAATCTTCACAGGCACGTCCCTCGCAGTTCTACGTCGAGCGCAGCAGCGCCCCGAAGGTGTACCTGTACCCGGCGGCTGACCAGAACTACACCTTCCTGTACTACCGCATCCGGCGCATCCAGGACGCCGGCGCGTACACGAATACGCCGGACGTGAACTTCCGCTTCTTGCCGTGCCTGGTGTCCGGGCTCGCGTTCCAGCTTTCCCTCAAGTACGCCCCGGACCGTGTTTCGGTGCTCAAGGCGATCTACGAGGAGGACTTCCTGCGGGCCTCGCTGGAGGATCGAGATACGGCAAGCTTCTACATCACACCGGATGTGGGGTACTGAGATGGCCTTCGCGACTGGCAAGTATGCGTACGGGCTCTGCGACTTCTGCGGGCAGCGCTACCCGTACAATGTTCTGCGCAAGCAATGGCAGGGCTTCATGGTCTGCCCGGACGACTACGAGCCGAAGGAGCCGCAGCTCGACCCGCTGCGCTACAAGGCCGATGCGGTCGCGCTCCGTGATCCGCGGCCCAACCGCATTGAGCCGGTGTCCGTGTATGTCGGAGCGCCCGGGTTCAGCGCGTTCCAGAGCTATGGCAGCGTGGAGGGCACCGCCGACATGCGCCCGTACGTGGTGAGCCAGCCGCTGGTGGCTAAGGGCCTGGTAGGTACTGTCACGGTGGTGACGTCATGACGTACGACGAACTGGTCACGAACATCCGGAACTACACCGAGGTGAACGCGAATGTGTTCACCAACGCGGTGATCAACACGTTCATCACGATGGCGGAGAACCAGATCCTTCGCGAGATCGACCTGGACGTGTTCAAGCTGGAGGTCTCGGGCACGATGACCTCGGGCAACAAGTTCCTGACGGCCCCGAGCGACATCCTGACCCATCGGTACATGATGATCACCTCGGGCACCGACCAGATCTTCCTGGACTTCCGGGACACTTCGTTCATGAAGGAATACTGGCCGAACGGGGCCAGCACCGGCATCCCGAAGTATTACTCGGTCTGGGACCAGAACACTTTCTACATCGCCCCGACCCCGAACGCGAACTTCGCGGTCGAGCTCGGGTACATCTACCGGCCGGCGCAGCTTTCGTCCGCTGTGCCGACGACGTGGATCAGCACCAACGCTCCCGAGGCGTTGCTGTATGCTTGCCTGGTGCAGGCCTACCTGTACACGAAGGGTCCTGACAACATGCTGCAGCAGTTCCAGAACGCCTACAAGATGGCGATCCAGGGCCTGGGCATCGAACAGCAGGGCCGTCGCCGTCGTGACGAATACCGTGACGGCATGGTTCGTCTTCCCCTCAAATCGGAGTCGCCTGGCCCATGATCGAACTTCAAATGACAGGAGCTGTCGGATCGGTGCTGGTCGCCACGACCGACAATCGCGGCTGGTCTGCCGAGGAGATCGCGCAGCGGGCCACGGATCGCATCATCCATGTCGGCGACCAGTCGCATCCGCTTTTGCAGGCGCAGGCGCGAGCGTTCAAAGATCGCATCCAAGCGCTGATCGTTACGTACCTCAAGGAGGCGGTGGAGCAGGATCGTGCGACCATTGCCCATCGACTCCGTGAGGCTGGGCACCCTGAGTTGGTTCATCTTCTAGGAGACTAAGGTCATGGCATTTTCCGGCAACTTCATGTGTACCAGCTTCAAGGTCGAGCTGTTGCGCGCGGTGCACAACTTCACGGCGAGCACCGGCAACACGTTCAAGCTTGCGCTGTACGACAACACCCCGTCGTTCACCGCGGCCACCACGGCCTATACCGCCTCGGGCGAGGTTGCCAACTCTGGCACCTACTCGGCCGGCGGTGGCACGTTGACGAACGTCACGCCGACGTCGAGCAGCACGACCGCGCTCACGGACTTCGCGGACCTGTCGTTCACCAGCGCCACGATCTCGGCCTACGGTGCGATGATCTACAACGACACGGCAGCGGGCGATCCCTCGGTGATCATCCTGGATTTCAGCGGCGTGAAGAGCTCGACCAACGGTACCTTCACGATCATCTTCCCGGCCGCTGACGCGTCGAACGCCATTATCCGCGTCCAATGATGCGTCAGCCCGCGATGGAGTGGCGACCGACCCTGGGCTCTTGGCTGCTCCGGGTGGAGTCGCCTGTTCCCGAGTGGGTGGTGAAGCGCTGCATCCAGTTCATGCTCAAGATCCAGGCCGCTCGTCGCCTTGGCCTCAACCCTGGGGACACGCGAGACGATCTGGACGCGAGCGTGAAGGCGTTGAACGACGGCAAGGTGCAGCAATGGGCCGCGGGTCCGCAGATGGACGGCAGCGGGGACATCGAAGTATTCCGTGCAGCGCAAGGCACGGGCAAGATCATCACAGGAGTTTGAGACATGGCAGCAACTTGGAGAGCGACTGGCGGTGCCATCGCGTACGCGTCGAGCAAGGACATGCTCAACGTTTTCAACGGCACCAGCTCGGCGCGCATCATCCGCGTGTACCGGTGCTATTGGTTCAACAACGGCACCACGGCGGTGACCGGTGTCGTGACCACCGCCCAGGTGCGTCGCATCACCGCGGCATCTGGCGGTACCGCGGTGACCCCGGTCAAGCACGACACCGCCTCGTCGGCGCTTGATGCGAACACAACCTGCGGCACCAACCAGACGACCACCGGCTCGGACATTTTCCGCCGGTTCCTGTTCGTCAACGAGGAGCCCATCGTCGGCGGTACCACCCAGGCCAACTGGCTGACGCTGATCCCGTTCGCCGAGATCTGGAATGCGGGCTACGGCGACACCAACGTCGAACCGGTGACCTGCCGTGCAACGCAGGGTCTCCAGTTGTTCCACAGCGGTACCTCCGCGGTCAGCACGGCCGACCTTGAGATTGAGTTCACCGACTCGGCGTCGTGATCCATGGCGACGCTGCGGCACAAGACCTGCGGCCATGAGTGGGAGGTCGAGCAGGAACTGGCCGACCGGATTCAGCACGATCTGAATGGCGGGGTCGGCGGGTATTCCCCGCCGATCACCTGCCCGGCTTGCAAGGTCCAAGGTCGCTACACGCGCTTTGAGGTCGTAGCGGAGGTGCCTCCAGATGGCTGAGACCTACTACCTGCGGATGAATGCGGTGGATGTGCGTCCGCTTGAGGACGCGCTGCTCGCCATCCAGAACACGGCAACGGATGCCCGCGCCTACTTCGAAGTGGTGTCGCTGCGTGTGTCGCCGGCTGCGCCATCGTCCGGTTTCTCTTCGACTGCAGCCGCAACGGGCCGTTCTGGCCTGTTCGGCCTGTACCGCGTGAGCGAGGTTACGGGCGGCGATGCGGTGACGCCGATCAGGATGGACACGGCGGATGCCGCTCTTCCTTCGCAGGTGACGGTCGTCAACAACCCGAACACGGTGACCACTACGGCGCTGTTTCGTCGCATCAACGACTGCCCCAACTACGCTACGCAGGTGGCTACCCAGCTCGGAAGCCGCACCTACGGCGGCTCCCTTGTCACGCACCAGAAGTCGCATTTTTCGGACGTCTGGCGCGGCGGTGAGAGCGTGGATGTCGAGTCGATCATCCTTCGCGCCGGCGAGGGGATTGCGCTCGTGCAGG